TCCACCCGCCGTGCCCAGCAGGTTGAGGCCCAGCGGGATGTCGTTCCCGCACAGCCCCTTGTTCAGGGCCGTGACATTGACCTGTCCCGCCGTGGTCGCATCCACCGCCAGCGTGGCATACAGCCCGGCAACAGACGCCGCCGCCGTGACGACGTTTTCGGCGATGGTCGCGGCCGTATCGCCTGCCGTCACCAGCGTCGGGATCAGCAGGTCGCCCACATACAGGCACAGCGTGCCGGATGCGGTGGCGGGGCCGGTGATCGTGAAGCTGCCCTTGGCCGCAACGGATGCAGCATCGTCGGCCAGCGGCAGCACCCAGACCTCGCCCATGGGGTCGAGGGCGAAATACTGCGCCACCATGGTCGCGGCCTGCGAGCCTGCGCCATACAGGCCCTGCGCGTCGGAGACGCCAGCGGACAGGCGCGCAGCGCCCGCAAGGGCCGCGCCGGTCGTGGTCTGCGCAATGATCAGGACACGGCGGCCGTAGGAGGCGGTGTTCGCCCGGGAATTGTCCAGGGCAAAATAAAAGCCGGGCACCCGGTTGTTGGTCGGGTAACCCGGCACGGTGATCGAGCCGCTCATGCGTGGGCCTCGGCAGGTTCAGGGGTGGCCGCCGCGCCGCCATTGGCGGGTATGGGCGATGGGGTGGACGATGGCGATGCGGCGGATGCAGCTGGTGGCGTGGCCTTCACCACGTCGCCGTTGTGCAGGCAGAGTAGCCAGAAGCCCGTTTCGGGCACGGTTTCACCTGCGGTCTTGAGCAGCCGCATGGTGCCGGGCCACCGCACAGAGCGGCCCGTGGCGGGTTTTACGAACATGTGGGGGACCTCAATCCTGGGAGGTGGCGACCTGCATGCCTGCGAAATCGGCGTCGCCGTTCGCGGTCATGGTGCCGGTGATTTCGGTCAGCGGCGTGCCGCTGACCTCGTAATATTCGTCAAATTCCAGACCCATGCGGATGGTGACCGTGCCGAGGTGGCGGGATCCGGTGCTGTCGATCGAGATGCGCGTGTCGATTTGCGTGACCTGCTGGATCTGCGCCTGGAAGCCTGCGTCCTGCATGAGGGCGTATTCGATCTGCCCCGACAGCAGGTCGAGCGTATCCTCGACCTTGCCGGGCGTGCCGCCGGTCACCCGCCCCTCGATCTGGAGGTAGGCCACGCGCCGGAAGCCCGGCTGCGAACGGCCGAGGCTGTTTCCCTGGTCGATGGGGACCTGCAGGTAAATGTTCGGCAGGTCCTCGATCGTGGAGGGCCAACTGCGGGCGGTGTAGACCTTCTGCCCCGCAATGGTGCCTGCGTTCAGCAGGATCGATGCCGCCGCTTCACGCAGGGTCACCCGGTATGGGGTCATTTTCGTGGTCCGCATTGTTCAGGGTCAGGAGCATGCCGCCCCGGCCATCCGGTTGCGGTTCACGCACGCGGTACAGGGTGCCCCGCATGGTCAGCAGGTCGCCCTGCCGGGGCGTGAAGGACAGTTGCGACAGCTGGATGCCGACAACAGCGTCATCGCTGATGACATTGGTCGGCGTCAGGCCGTCGATCTGGTCAGCAAATGCCGACCGGTAGGGGACATCCGGGATGCCGGTGACCGTGTAGGAGCCGCCACCGACAGGCTGGTAGACGATGCTCTCGCCAAAGGTATCCATGCAGGGACCGAGGGCGAGCGCATCGAAATCCACGCTCATGCGTCCGGCTTGCCGTCAGGGTCCGTTTTACCTGCCGGCGGCGCATCGGACACATACAGGCGCACATGCCCCAGGCGGATCAGCTGGTCCGCCTGATCTTCGGGCAGGTCAAAGGGAACGCCGGCGGAAACCGGCTTTTTCCCGTTGAACACGGTGCGGCCGGGCACCTTCACGACCTTTTTCATGAGTTCGGGCACGATCAGTCCGCCGATGATGTAACGGTTGCCGCCAGGCAGGCATTGACCCGGCTGGGGATGACGATGGGCGCCGACTGGAGCATCAGGAACGGGAACGGACGGGATCGCGACGCGCTGGACACGCATGACAGGTCGCGATCCCGTCCATCCTGAATGGATATGACAGACGG